ACCAGCTTTAAAGCCTCCTTCAATACCTTTTACAATAACTGATACAGCATTATGACTATGCAAACTCTCATTATGAGAAGCAACAATCTTAAAGTCTAAGATACGAGATTCATTAGTAAGCTTTTCATAAAGCAATCTTACAGCATCTTCAACAAACTTTAAGTAAGCACCGTTCTTTTCAGCAAATGCTTGCTCATCTTCTCTCTTAACCATAACTTGCGTTTCAGTTTGTAAAGCTGCTAAACATAACTCTTGAATATCTTCAATCCAAAGCATATCCTCAAATCTAACACTTACACGAGCAACACTTCTTTGACTATGAGGTACAGTAGCTCTATTACGATACTTTTCAGCATGCTCACTCAACTCAAAGCTACAAGGACAGGCAGAAGAATAAACAAAATCAAAATGAATATATTTCTTAAACTCACCTTCTTTAGTTAAGTCGCCTTCAAATACAACATCGTAATATTGATAACCTTCTAAACCACTACGTAAACTATTCTGCTTGATAGGATAAGAAATCTTAAGCATTATTCTTGAGTCAAAGCATTTAAGATTATTTTTATAAGTTTCTAAAACATCTTTAATCTTATCAATACTAAACGTCTCGTCTTTGTGATCATAAAAGCTTCTCATAATACGAGACATATTAATACCTTTCTTATGAGCTTCTAAACTAACACTACCGGTAACACTAGTTTCAAGTTCAATAGTTTTACCATTACGTTTCTTATAAGTAAGAGGCAGTTTAAAGTTATGAATACCAACTTGCTGAATAGGTACAGCAGCTCCTTGAATTAGACTCGAAGGTCCATTCTGTAAATCAGGTAAAGAAGAAATATATTCTTTACTAGCATCAACATTATCATCATAAACTCTAATAGGGGGAAAATAACTCTTACTATATTCCTCACCCATTAACTTCTTAGCAATAACATCTTTTTCACCGGTTAGCTCATCATCATCACCTAACCACTCATAATTAGTATCTTTTTTACTCATTTATATGATTATTATATTTACATATTTTAGGTAATCAAGAATAAATATCAATGTGAGAAAGTTATCCCATAAAGAAGTTTTAACTGAAGGATTTGGTTCATTTATGAAAAAGGTAGGAGCTGGTCTTGGAGCTGCTACGCGTGAGGTAGGAAAGCAGTTAGCCAAAGATGCACCAGCATTGGTTGGTGCTGCAAAGGGTGTAGCTGGTATAGCAAAGGATATTAATGCTACTGATCCTTTAAAGGCGGTACAAAAGTATTTTACAGATGACGATTATGCAAGAGAGCATTATAAGGATGATATTCGAGCTAGAAATGCATTAGGACGCCCTACCCAAGATCCAAATAATAAAAATATATTTATTATACCTATAAACCAAGGTACTTTTGTAGATGAAAAGGGCGGTAAAGAAGAGGTTAGGGATCTTACCGGTGGTACAATTAAAGTTCTTCAATCAGCTGATAATACATACCAATTTACTTCTGTTACTTCAAAAGATGGAAAAGCTATAGGTCCAGCTGGTGGAGCTCCAAAACCAGACCCGGGTCCTGAATCTCCTGCACCTGATCCCGGTGGTGGTAAGCCAGGCCCAGAACCTAAACCATCACCGGAACCTACACCTACACCTACACCAGCACCAGGACGTGACGGTAGAGACGGTAGAGATGGTAGAGATGGTGGCGCGACCCCACCTCCAAGTCCTCCAAAACCAAAGCCTAAACCTGGAGCTAAGCCACCACCATTACCAAAACCAAAACCAGGGGCTGAGCCACCACCATTACCAGAAGCTGAAAAAGTAACTGAAGTTAGCTTTATACCTAAATTAAAAGAATTTACATTGAAAAACCATAAAGGTAAAGGACATAATGATCAAATAGTAGTTAAAGATTTTGTAAAGGGGTTAGCTCGAGCAAAAGGTAAATCTACATATGTTAAAAATTATCCCAGGGAAGCGGGTAAGTATAAAAAAGATCAGAAGGCATGGAGTAATAGAGAGCTTGATGAATTTATTACTAGATTAAAAAGAGCAGGGGTTTTATCAGAAAGTCAAAAAAATCTGCTGAGACACTTGCATTTAATGTCTAGCTAGAATAATTACCGATGTGGGACGAGGGAGAGCCTCTTAATTTTTTTTTCTTAGTTGATATTCTCTACTCTTTTAGTATAATAATATTATGATTTATACGTCTTCAAAAAGAATTGAACTTGGATCAACAGCTTTTCGTCAACCTAATGCTGAATCTCATTGCAAGTTCGTACATGGATATCAACTTAATGCAGAATTAACTTTTGGCTGTAAAGAGCTAGATAATAATAATTGGGTATATGATTTCGGTGCTTTAAAAGAACTTAAAAATATTTTCAACAATCAATTTGATCATACCTTAGTAATTGCAGCTAATGATATTCACAAAGATAAGTTTATTGCTTTAAGTGAGGTTGGTGCTGCAGATGTAAGAATTATGGAAGGTGGTGTTGGTATTGAAAAGTTTGCTGAATGGGTATTTAAAACAGCTGATACGTATATTGATGAAACTACTGAAGGTCGGGTATGGGTAGAAAATGTTACTGTATATGAACATGGTAATAATTCGGCCTCATGCTCGAGACCTCTTAAAGAAGATACTTTATATAAAGATGAAGAAGGTACTACTACATATGTTACTCACGAAGAACTTAATAAACAATGGGAGAAGAGCTGGAAAGAGTGGCAACAAAATCAAGAGAAATCACAAGAAGAAGAAGTAGTACAACAATCTGGAACTACGCCTTCCCCAGAACAGGTAGATACTTCCAAAGCAGCTCCTGTTGGAGGCCAAAACGTCTCACAGGGGAAGAGTAATTGGTTTGAAGGTACTTCTTGGGGTTAAGCTCCTAAAATTTTACAGATGAATCGTAGTATTTTACTTCTTACGATTTCAGAGTTACCGAATCTAAAAGAGCTTATTCCATTATCAACGCAATCGACGGTTGAGAATTTTTGAAATACTTCATTAAAACCTGATTTATTAATATCAGATTGATGTGTATCACCACAGACAATATACTTTGTTTTTCTACCGAAACGTGTTAAAATTGTAGTAAGTTCCCCTTTAGTTAAGTTTTGTGCTTCATCTACTATAACTACGCAGTTATTAAACGTTAAACCTCTTACGAAGTTAACCGGTATAGCTTCTATCATTCCTTTATTTTTAAGTATACCGCAGGTACTATCACTAGTAATCTCTCTTACCTTTTCAAGTAAAGGCATTGCATATGGTAAAAACTTGTCATCAACCTCCCCTGGTAGGGATCCTAAGCTTTTAGCTGCAGATTCAATTACAGAGCGTATATAAATTACTTTATCAACTTTTTCTTCCCTAAGCTCCTCTAAAGCAGCATATATTGCTATATATGTTTTAGCTGAACCTGCCGGGCCGTCGACTAGTACCATATTTGTTGTAGAGTTTCGAATTTGTGAATAAAATTCCTTATGGTTATGATTAAGATAAAAAGGTTTCTTAATTTTGAAATCAAGTAAGAAATTGTCTTTCATTTGTTCCTCGATATCTTCCAACTGAGTTTCGCGAACAAGTCGCGTGGTTTTTTTTCTCATGTCTACTATTATTTATGTTGAAATACCCTAAATTTAATATATTATTACGTATATGATTGACTGTGATAAAGAAACGTTGTTAATATCTGATGATAAAGCTTTCTATACCCTTGAGGGTGAAGGTGAATTTGTAGGTATGCCTTCGGTATTTTTTAGAATGGCAATGTGTAATTTAACTTGCGAAGGATTTGCTTCTGAAGACTCACCTCATGGTTGTGATTCTTTTGTTTCATGGTCTATTAAGAATAAGATGACTTTTAATGAAATATTTGAATATTTTGAAGAGCATCACTTAGTAGATAAGTTAAAAGCTGGTGCTATTTTTAAGCTTACAGGTGGTGAACCTATGGTACAGCAAAAGCAATTGCTTAAATTTATAGAAGCTTTTATTAATAAGTATGATTTTCACCCTATAATTGATTTTGAAACTAATGCTACTATTAAACCTGATGAAAAATGGGTAACTCACTATAGAGCTACCTTTACTACATCTCCTAAATTAACTACTAATGGTGATCCGGAAAAGAGAACCTATAAGCCTGAAGTATTAAAGTGGCATAGAGATGTAGGATCCGGATTTAAATTTGTTATTAATGCTTCTGAGGATATAGATGAGATTTGGCGTAAGTATGTTGATGATGGTGAGATTAATATACCTAAAAGTAGGATTTGGTTTATGCCCTGTAGTGGGAGTAGAAAAGAGCATATAGAAAAAGCTCCTGCGGTAGCTGAATATGCGAAAGGTATGAATGTAAATTTCTCACCTCGTTTACATTTATGCATATGGGATATGGCATTAAAAGTCTAAACAAGTAAATAAGCATATGCGTATATCGATATCAGGCACTGCACATAGCGGTAAAAGTTCTTTGGTAAAAAGTTTTTTATATACCTGGAAAAATTATAAGAGTCCTGAAAAGACTTATAGAGACCTTTTAAAAGAAGAAGGGTTAGATCATTCATCTAAGACGACGACTGATACTCAGGAACGTATCTTAGATTTTATGATTGATCAATTGCAATCATATGATGATACGAGTAAAGTTATTTATGATAGGTGTCCTCTGGACAACATTGCTTATAGTATGTGGTGTCATGATAAAAATAAAGAAGGTTTTACGCGAGAGTTTATTTCGAAGCAAATTACTCTAGTACGTGAATCTATGAGACATTTAGATATTATTTTTATCTGTCGATATAATGAACAAGTTGGTAAAACTACTGAAAAGGAAAATGAACTAAGGGAGAAAGATCCATCTTATATTAAAGAGGTAGATAATATTTTATATTCACTGTACCAGCAGTGGATGCAAAATCCAGAATCAAATGTATTCTTTCCTAAAGAAGATGTACCATGTTTAATTGTCTTGCCAGATGATCAACAACAACGTATTGACTTGATAGCAGAATATGTTAACCCACAGGGTGAGTTATTTGCTGACGAAGAATCTATTCTTAATCCAGATAATCTAAATGAATTAGAACAACTGGTTAAAAGTCAGCAAGCGAGTCTAGATCAGGAAGAAAAGGAAAAAGAACTCCTTAAAAAGTTTGGTATATGAAACCTAAAATAGGTGTAGGTATTATTACTTGCGATAGACCTGAGTTCTTCACTAAATGTAGAGACTCAATTAAGGATAATACTTATGATCATATAGTAGTAGTTAATGATGGCTTTGATGATGTAGTTAATCCACGGTCTGAAGTAATTAAAACTACAGGACGTGAGGGTGTAGGTAAGGGTAAAAATAAAGCTTTAAAATATCTTTATGAAAAGGAATGTGATTATTTCTTTCTCTTCGAGGATGATATGATAGTTTTAGATACTTCGGTTTTTGAAAAATATATTGAAGCGCATAAAATATCAGGTATACATCATTTTAACTACGGGCCAGGTTCGCCTTTTAATAGAAAGCAAACTATAAAGAATTTTGATTTACATAATAGACATGAATTAGATCAACACTCCGAACCCAATCCAAAATTAATAATAGATTATAAAGAAACAAAAATATCACTTTTTGAGCATACCGTAGCTATGTTTTCTTTTTACACTAAGTTAATTCTAGATGAGGTGGGTTATATAGATGAAGATTTCTATAATGCATGGGAGCATGTTGATCATACATACAATATAATTAAAGCTGGTTACCATCCACCGTTTTGGTATTTTGCGGATTTATACGATTCGCATAAATTACTTACAGAAGCACCGCAAGCTATTGATAAGTCTTCAATTGCTGGTGATAGTGAGCAATGGAAAAAGAACGTATATGGTGGTAGGGAAATATACTTAAAAAAGCACGGTCATTATCCTAATGAACCGCCTTTTACTTCTAAAGAAGAAGTTTTAAGAATAGTTAAAGAACTAAAAAGTAATTATGGTACCTAAAAGTTGTATATATTATCTAGTATATGAACACCCGATTCATTTAAGAAGGCTAGAAGCTAGTCTTAAATTACTATCTGAAAATTTTACTAAAAAAAATCCATATCCTATAGTTTTTGGACATGAAGGCTTATCTAAAGAAGCTAAAAATTTTATTAGAAAAGCAGCTCCTATTGAAGTAGATATATATTTTAAGCAAGTTGATTTTTCTTTACCAGATTATTCAGAAGAAATACTATCTAAAATACCAGAAAAATTTGTATGGGATGGTATATGGGATAAAAACGCTTTTTTTAGTATGGGATACAGGCATATGTGTAGATGGTTTTCAGGGGCTATGTATCTTGATCCTTTCTTTGATAAGGTTGATTATGTTATGAGACTTGATAGCGACTCTTATATTATAGATAATATTAAAAATGACCCTTTTCAAGTTATGAAGGATAAAGATGCTATATATGGTTGGGTTGACACTTTTGTAGATGATGAAAATGTAATAGTAGGTTTAAATGATTTTTGTCAGGACATAGCACCATCAGATAATGATATTCAATCAAATTTAGCATACGAAACAAACTTTTTCATTCAGAAATGTAGTTGGTTTAAATCTGATAAATGGATGAATTTCTTTAAACCTATTGATGAAAGTGGTTACATTTATAGTAGGCGCTGGGGCGACGCACCTATACATTATCAAGGTATAAAAAGACTTGCTTCTGAAGATAAAGTAATTAAAATAGATATACCCTATCATCATGGAGGTGACTATCATGATGGTTTATTAAAAAAATGAAAATTTCAATATTAGTACCAACAAGAGAGAGAATGAATCATCGTTTAACGTTGATTTTTTCTATATTATCTACTGTAGATGACATTAACAATGTAGATATATATTTCGGAGTAGATAAAGATGATCCTACTTTAAATACTATCAAAAAAATTGCTGCTGGTATAACTTGCTTAAAGGTAGTAGAGATAGAAAACAATGGTGAGTTCTTAGGACTAGGAAAGCTTTGGAATAAACTTGCCGATGAGTCAGATGCAGAAATTATTTCTATGATAAATGATGATTATGTATTCAAAACGCAAGGCTGGGATACAATGTTATTAGAAGAATTCGCAAATATGCCTGAAGATAAGATTCAAGCCATACATTGTAATGATGAAAAACACGGTAAAGATTTACCGGTAAATTTATTCTGTCATAGAAGGTACGCTGAAGTACTAGGTCAATTTATGAGACCAGAATTTACAATCAACTGGGTTGATCAGTGGTTACATCAAATGTTTTTAGCGTTTGGTAGAATAAAGTATAGAGATGACTATACTATTGAACATAGACATTGGGTATATGGTAAGAGAGGTCGCGACAGTACAGCAGAACGCATGGCAGTTGCAGATACAGCAGTAGTCGATAATCAGCCTGTTAGTCATAGTGATAATTTATGGCATCAAATGGTTGATGAAAGAATAGAAGATGTTAAAAAATTATCAGCTTATCTTAAACAAGAACCTAATTGGTCAGTAGTTGATACAGGCAATAAAATAGTAAATTATGAAAATAGCCCTGTTACTACCTAGTAGAAATAGATTGAACAAGTTTCTAACTTTCTTAACTAGTGTTTTAGCCACTACAAACAATATTAAAAATATACGTATTGTATTAGGGGTAGATGAAGATGACCCTATGTACGAGAAGTATGAGCGAATAGCTGATAATCTAGATTTTATAGATTTTATAACTTTTCCAGAAGGCTCCTTTAAGAAAGGAGGTTTATCAATTTACTGGAATACTATGGTTCAGAAAAATAACTATGATATTTTAGCAATGGTAGGTGACGATATGATTTTTAAAACTAATGATTGGGATAAAAAAATTATTGAAACTTTTAAGAGTAAACAAGATAATATTCATTTAGTGTTTTGTAATGATGGTATGAGAGGACCTGGCAATAAGTACGAAAATGCACCACCTTTCCCAGTTAATTCTTTTCTTCATAGAGATTACGTTGATACAGTAGGTTGGTACGTTCAAGATATTGAACCTAAAGGATTTCAAGATACATATTTAGATAAAATTTTTGAAGTATTAGATAGAAAAATATACTATCATGATATAATAATTAAACATATGCATTTTTCTGAATACGGTAATAGAGACTCTACTACTGATTCAATTGAAAGTGATAGAGAAGGTATATGGGATAATAATGATATATGGGAACAAAAGTTATTACCTAGGGTTTACCAAGAAGAAAAAATACTTAGAGAAAAATTTAAAATATGATAGATGAATCCAAAATATTAGTAACAGGTGGTAGGGGCTTAGTTGGCTCCTGTGTAAAGGGTTATCATAAACCCAGTTCAGAAGATTTAGATCTAATGGACTTTAAAGCTGTAGACAATTATATAGCGCTTAATAGAATCGAATATGTTATTCATTGCGCTGCGTTAGTAGGCGGGGTAAAGGAAAATACAGAGAGATTAGGTGAGTTCTTTTATAAAAATATGCAAATGAACCTTAATGTTTTAGAAGCATGTAGAATTAATAAAGTCAAAAAGGTAGTTTCATTATTAACCACTTGCATCTTTCCCGCAGAAAATATAAAGTATCCTCTTACTCATGATCAACTTCATAACGGAGCTCCACATGAGTCAAATTATGGATATGCGCATGCAAAACGAATGCTTGAAGTAAACGCAAGAGCATATAGAGATCAATATGGGATGAATATAGTTAATATAGTTCCTTGTAATGTTTATGGACCTAGAGATAATTTTAACTTACAGAGCTCTCACCTAGTTCCAGGATTAATACATAAAGCTTTTATAGCAAAGCAAAATAATGAACCTTTAAAAGTTTGGGGTGACGGTTCACCTAAAAGGGAATTTATATATAGCGAAGACTTAGGTAAAATTATTGATTGGTCGTTGCAGCATTATGAACTACCTGAGCCATTAATTGTTTCATCAGATAATGAAATTAGTATTAAAGAAGTAGCAGAAAGAATACGAGATATATTTGATCTACCAGGCATTGAGTATGAGACAGATATGCCTAAAGGTCAATATAGAAAGCCCTCAGATAATACTCTACTTAAAAGCTTATTAGATTTCCCATATACATCTTTTAATGAGGGTTTAAAAGATACTGTAGAATGGTTTAACAATAATTACGAGACACTAAGAAAATGATTAAATGGCCACTAATGGATAATGCGATCCCTTTGGATCAACGTACAGCTCTTTCAGACTTTATACTAAATGGTGATAAATTTTCACAAGGTAAATATGTTAGAGAGTTTGAAGAAGAGTGGTCAAAATGGCAAGGTTGTAAATATTCTGTTTTTGTAAACTCTGGATCATCTGCTAATTTTTTAGCGGTACACGCACTAAATAACTACGATGAAACTAAAGGCTGGGTATCTCAAGCCTGTACCTGGTCTACTACAGTATCGCCTATAATATTATCTAAAAATAAATTAAGCTTATGTGATGTTAATTTACCTAATTTAGATCCGGATCTCCATACCTTAGAATATATTTTTAATTTAAATAAACCTAAATACTTATTCTTAGCTCACTTACTAGGTTTTTGTGCTTTATCACAAGAACTATTAGATCTTTGTAAAAAGTATAATGTCGAGCTACTTGAAGATTGCTGTGAATCTCATGGAACCACATATGATGGAGTAAAAATAGGTAATTTCGGTAAAGTATCTACGTTTTCATTTTATTATGGTCATCACATGACTACCATTGAAGGGGGAATGGTATGCACAAATGATAAAGATATATATGAAAAACTTTTATTGCTTAGATCTCATGGGTTATTAAGAGAACTGCCAGAGGAAAGTCAGCAAAAGTATAAGAAAGTAAATAAAAATTTTACCTTTATAACTCCTGGGTTTAATGTAAGATCGTGCGAATTAAATGCATACTTAGGTTTATTACAATTAAAAAATTTAGATAAACATAATAAAATTAGACAAGATAACTTTAATCATTTTGCTAAAAATTTAGATAATAAAAAATATTTTAATAATTTTAAAGTAGAAGGTAACAGTAGTTTTTGTTTTCCTATTATTACTAAAAATAAAGATCAAAAAGATATATTATTAGAAAAATTAACTAAAGAGGGTATTGAAACCAGGCCAGTTATAGCTGGTAATCTTTACAACCATCCATTTATCGATGGAGTAGTTGATAAGATAATGAATGTAGATGATAAAGCTAATTACGTTCATGAAAATGGCTTTTATGTAGGTAACAATCATAATATATCTATAACTGAAGTAGATTGGTTGCTTAATCTTTTAAATGAATAAACTCGGTATAATACAGCCAGGTAGATTAGGTGACTTAATTATATGTCTACCTGCAGCAAAATATTTATCTGAAAAGGGCTACAAAGTATACTGGCCTATATTTGATAAGTATGTTAAAATGTTTGAAGAGGTAGTTGACTACGTTAACTTTTTACCGGTAAGTGATAATGTTTATACATGTGTAAAAGAGTCGTATGAAGCTTTATCTGATAATAACGTAGAATTAATTAAAGATATAGCTGCTACCTTTCCTGATAGTACCTCAACGGAGATGTATGTAGCGCTTGGTGACGGTAAAGAGCAACCATTTGATTTATTTAAATATAACTTACTTAGTGTACCTATTGAAGAAAAATGGAACTTCAAAATTAATAGAAATTATATTGAAGAAGAAAAACTTTATAATAAGTTAGTTAAAAATAAAAAATATGCTGTCGTTAATTTAAAACATTCAAGAGGTAAACTTAATTATAAGTTTGATTTTAAAGATGGACAACTTATAGAAATGAATGAAAATTATAGTATATTTTATTGGTTAAAGATTTTAGAAGAAGCTACTACTATAGCTTTGGTTGAGAGTAGCATTTCAAATTTAGTAGAACAGCTTAACATTAATAATAAAAAAATATTATTTAAAAAAGAAGATAACCACTTTATGAAGTTACCGGTTATGAAGAATGAATGGAAGATTATATGAAAAGAGTAGCGTTTACAATTATATTAAATGGTCATAGACATTTAGTTCATAAAAACTATTATGATACTATGAGTAAAAATTTTGATCTATGGGTAATAGTAGAAGGTTTATCTAATCCAGGTGGTTCAACCTCATGGTGTAATGAATTAGATTCTAAGTTTCATAATAATTTTATATCAAATGACGGGACAAGTGAGTTTTTAGATAATAATAAAAAGGATAATGTAATTGTAGTTAGACCGGAAAATAGACCTTGGGATAGTAAAGATGAACAAGTAAATGCTGCTATTATTGAGATAAAAAAGCATTATGAAGAATGCTATCTATGGCAAATAGATATAGATGAGCAATGGTCTATAGATCAGTTACAAGAGTCTGAAGAACATTTAGAGCAAAATAAAGGTAAAACTGGCTGTTTTCTTTGTAACTATTTTGTAGGTACTAATCAATTAGTTTTTGGTGAATGGGGTGAAGGTACTGGAGGACCTTATCGTAGACTTTGGAAATGGAAAGGTGAGAGTTTTAAAACTCATGAACCACCTCAACTTGATGGTAAAAATGGACCAGGATTTTTAATACCTGTTAGGTTTAATCATTATGCTTATTACTTCGAAGAAGATGTAAAGTTTAAAGAAGAATATTACGGTAATTATGATGGTTTATATGAAAGATGGCTTAAGGTTCAAGAAAATAGAGGTACTATACCGGTATCTGAATTATTAGGACCTAATTTAATGTGGAGTTTTACAAAAACTAATATAAAATATATAAATGGCTAAACATATCGACGGTAATAATTTCTTAAGACATCATATTAAGAATAATAAATCTTTTGCAGCAGGTAAAATAGGTGGTACAGAACTTAAATTATTGTATACATATTTAAGTGGTCAAATGATACCCCCAGATCTTAAGGTAGAAGCAGAAGATGTATCTGGTCTAGTACCAACTAATAAAGAAACCTTAGAATGGTTTTCTACTACATTTTTAGAAGCTTTAAGTAGAATGGACCTTCTTTGTAAGTGGAGTGCTATTATACCTCAATTAGAAGAAGAGTTAATTAATGAAAAAACTAAAGCCTATACAACACCTTTACAACATATTGAACCATACTTTTTTGATAATCCATGGACTGAATGTTTAGAAGGTAAAAGGGTATTAGTATTTTCACCTTTTGCAGATAGTATAGATAAAAATTTTACTAAATTAGATAAAATATGGAATAATAAGATAAAGCCTAATTTTGATATTATACCATATCGATATCCTACCTCGATAACTATTACTAAAGATAGTAAGTCAAAATCTGCTAAAGAAATTTACAATAAGTTTAAAACGATTATACATACAGAAGATTTTGATGTAGGTATATTTGGTACTGGTTATACTGGTTTGTTATTTGCGTCGGAATGTAAAGTTATAGGTAAATCTGGTATACATCTAGGCGGAGCTACTCAAATGCTTTTTGGAGTATTAGGTAATAGATGGAAAGCTATAAAGGAATTTGAACCATTTATTAATGAACACTGGACGACTCCAACAAAAGATGAAACTCCGGAAAGAGTTAATGTAGTAGAAGAAGCTTGCTATTGGTAATGAATGATGTTTATGTACAGTTCGACCCGGCTGGTAGGATGGGTAATCGTATGTTTCAATATGCATTTGGTTGGTTGTTAGCTAAGGAAAGAAAATGTACACTATATCATGAGGGATTACCTAATTTTAATATACCACCTAATTTAGAATCTCTTCAATCAACTAAAGGTATAACTAAAACTAGATCTATTGGTGATCAAAAAGTTAACTTTAATAAACTAGTTGAGGATGAAAACGCTATAGTAGTAGATAGCTATTTACAAAGAGCAGAGTATTATATAAAACATAGAGATATATTAAGGAAATTATTCTCTATAAGAGAAAATCACGAAAGCATTAATAAAGATAAACTTATAGTACATGTTCGCGAAACCGATTACCACCAGGTAAATTGTTTTTTAGGTTATGATTTTTATAAAAACTTAATAAAAAATTCGGGCTTTACTGATATAGGTATTATTACTGATAACTCATATTGTGAAACTGTTCAAAAACTATTATCTGATGGCTGTGAGATAATCTCAGATGGCTTAGTAGATAAATTCGAGTTATTCAGTAATCAACGATCTATGAATGACTGGATGGTGCTACTATTAAGCGAAAATATAGCTCTTTCACAATCATCATTTTCATGGTGGGCAGCTTTTTTAGGTTATCATAAAAAAATAATTTTTCCATATTCGCAAAATGTAAATATGTGGCCTGTAGATACAAGCGGTGATGTTCAAGATCTATTTTTTGATTTTGACAATAGTAATGTTAAATATATTTGTAATGGCTGAAATAACTGTAGATGACCCGTTAGGTAGAATGATTCGTGATACTGTTCAAATTATCGGATTAAAAAATAATTTAGAAATAGGAGCATGGGATGGTTCGGGTGCTACACAATGCTTTATAGAAGGTATGAGAGGGTTTGAAGAAAAATCTCTTAAAAGTATTGAAATAGATGAGGAGAGATTTTTACAATTAAAGGATAGAGTAAAAGAATATGATTGGATTGAATGTATACATGATTCATCTATAAGTCCTGATGTCTTACCTCCATTCGAATATATGTGGGACTCTATTCATTTTAAATGCCCAATAGAAAAAATGAGTTATGATGAAAAGCAAGTTGAGAAGGCTGGGCTAAAAAGGTGGTATGATAGAGATAAAAAGTTAATGTCTATCTTTGAGGGTTATTTACACACTGATAAAGATTATTACGATTCAGTATTAATAGATGGGGGTGAATGGTGTGGTTATGATGAGTTTTTATTACTTAAAGATAGAACAGATGTTTTCTTTTTAGATGATTGTCATGTAGCTTATAAAACTAGTAAAGTATTTGATGTACTTAAAAATGATAATAATTGGGGATGTTTAATGAATTGTGTGCCCCCTCATCCTCGCGCAAGAAATGGATCTGCGGTATTTATAAGAAATGAAAGACATCAGCAATATTTGCAAAAAAGGGATTGGGTCGATACTCGTGATATTAATAATATAAATGCATGATCGTGAAGTCATAATTTACCAACCATGGGGTGGATTAGGGGATAATTTAGCACATACTCCTATACCTCGTTTATGTAGAGATTTAGGTTACAAATGCCTTTTAAGTAAAAAAAATAAATTTCGTAATAGTCAAATATACGAGTTATTATATAAAGATTTAGACTGTATAGATGGTACTACAGAAGAAATAAATGAAAGTTGGCAAAATGGTTATACGCAAATAAACAAACCAGGTTGGAACCATATAAGACATGTACAGCTAGGTTATGGGTTTAAAACAGCTCCTTACTACTATCCTATAATTAATTATCAACCTAAATTTATAAAAGAGTTGGAGGATGTAACTTTAGTGGACCTATCCGGAGATCATTGTTATACTTATTTTCCGCATCTTTATAATAGAGATAATCTTTTAAAAATATGTAATCGATTAGTAGAGGTTTATAAATTACAAAATTTACTTACTGTTGAAAAAAATAATATAGATAATACAGATATAAAAATTACTAACGAAATATATAAAATAGATTCTCTTTTTAAATATTCAGATATTATTTATTCTTGTAAAAATTTTATTTGTATCGATTCTGGACCAGGTAATCTAGCTTGCACTATAAAGAATCAATTTAAAACTAATACTAATATTTTTATTATTGGTATGTCACATCAACTACCTCCAAATAAGTATGATACGTATAACTACGTAAATGCTAATTATATAACTTCTGATACGTATACAATAATAAAAAGTAATGAAAACTAGTATTATTTTATTTCATAAAGGCACTCTACCTTTTTATATAAAAACGTGCATTGAGCAATTACACAAAACTCAAACTAAATGTGATATATATCTCCTTACTGATCTTAACGTTACTAGCGGCGATTTTCATGTAATTAATATAAACGATTACCCATGCCCGTGGATAGAGAATTTAGATTTTTATAAAACTCATGAAGACCCTTTATGGAGAACCTCGTTTGAAAGATTCTTTTATATAAATGCGTTTATACAAGATAAAAAAATTAATAATGTAGTTCATTTCGATAGCGATGTAATGTTATATAAAGACATTAATGATATTAAAGATTTATTATATAATAATATTAAAGAAATAGGTATTACCCCTCATAAAGAAAATGAATTAGTATGTGGTTTCATGTATATAAAAAATAGCAATTCTTTACAGGTTCTTTGTGATGAATTATTGCATGTAGCTAGCGTAGGTGAAAAAATATTACAGGAAAAATTTAATCAAATGCCTCATGAGATGAGATTAATGGGATATATTGATCAAAAATTAAGAGATCAAAAATATATTATAAGATTACCAATTACACCATATAATTCAGGAAATAATTTGTTTAAGGAATTTAAAGGAGTCTTTGATCCAAGTACTTACGGTCAATATTTTGGTAATAATAATCAAGTTCATGAAAACGATATAAACCGGTTAGCTGATAGATATATAGGTAATAAAGTTCATCCCACTTTCGGATCTGATAAAAAACCTATTTTGAAGTTAAATGATGGAAGTATTATACCTATCTTTAACCTTCATATACATAATAAAAAATTACATGAGTACTATAGTTTCAGGTGAATTATTACAAAGCTTATGTGAAGTAAGCTTTTATAAAAAATTAGATAGCATAAAAATAGATCAATTAAAATCTATGAATCAAAATGTATTATCTATTGATGAAGTGTCTGTAACTGATATATCTAAATATAAAACTATATTTATATATGTTGATTTTATTCATGAATTTATGGATAAATTTGCTAATTACTTAGCAAAAGAAACTGTTATTATGACCCATAACGGTGATGTTAATATTAGTAATGAATATGTAAAATACTTAGATAATCCAAAAATTAAAAAATGGTATTGTCAAAATCGAGCAATCCATCATAAAAAACTTTTTTCTATTCCGATTGGAATAGCTAACTCTCAATGGAATCACGGTAATCAAGAAAGATTAATCAATAGCAAGATTCATAGTCAAAATAAAGAATATCTTGTATACAAAAATTTTGATACAGGTACTAATGAAAGTGAAAGAGGAATATGTAATATTATTACAGGTAAAAACGGTATTCCTATGAGTAAAAAGATAGATATAGATACGTATTTAACTTATATAGCTAAAAGTAAGTTTGTTATATCTCCCCCGGGCAATGGATTAGATTGTCACAGAATATGGGAAAGTTTATATCTTAAAACTATACCTATAGTACTTAAACATGAATGTTTTTCTCAATTCAAACATTTACCTATTCTATTTGTAGAAAGATGGGAAGATATAACTATACCATTTTTAAGAGAGAAGGCCTTAGAAGAAAAAGATTGGGATATTAAAGAACTTACTTTAGACTTTTGGAGAAAAGAAATCCTTATCTAGGCAACCTTTATCATCTACAAAAATATCAGCGCCAGGTTTACCTAAAAATAAATCATGATATTTTAAGTTCCATGAATCAAGCTGCTCTTTAGTAAGGTTATAATATTTCGCGTACGCTTTTATAGGGTTATTATTAGTACTACCCATACCTCTAGCAGTTAACACGTATATTGTATGACCATCTTCATATAAACTATTAACATAATCAATTCGCTCTTTTATAGGAGTACTATCTCTATAATCACTACCTTCTGTAACACATAGCGTGTTATCAACATCAAAACAATAAGTCATTATATCCAGTTTTTAAAGTCATTAGTAAATTGCTCGATTGAAGCAGTTGTACCAGGGTGCGTAGAACTTTCTTTAACTACATTAAAACCTGCAGTTACGATATGAGAACCAGAACTCCAAGCATCTGTAATATCTTCAGGTTTTCTAATACTACCAGAAATAATTTCGCAATTTAAATTATTCTCTTTAATAAATTCATTAGTTTCTTGAAGAGCAAAATGTACCGGTACTTTGCTATCTCTAGCTCTATTATAGAATAGAGAAACATATCTAGCACCAGCAGCTGCTCCGAGCATTAATTGAGCACTTGTATAACAACACGTACAATTAATATCAACTCCTATACCAGCTAATGATTCAATTACAGGAAGCTCATTCCACCCAATAGGAATTTTAATATTTAAATTATCATAGTCGATATGTTTTTTCAAGCTAATTGCTTGTTGTTTAATCTCTTCTGGTTCAATTGCAAACACTTCAACACTAAAAGGAATTTCATTACCGGTAATATCACTCTTATCTTTCAAAAGGTTAGCAATTTTTTGCATATGTTCAATATAATCAGCTTTAGGCTCTTTTGACATAAGGGACGGGTTAGTAGTTACCCCGCTAATTATACCTCTATCGATAGATTCAGATATTTCGTCAATATTAGCTGTGTCAATAAATAATTCTCGCATAATATATTTTATAATAAGTTTTTTAATTTTCAACAAATTTATATGTTTTACCGTCTTCTACTATATGCGAATCATTATCATCATCTGTAGTACTTACCTCTATAATAACAGTATCCTGTATAGCCATACGCATATGCATTAAACCAACAGGTATATGTATTACATCTCCTTCATTTAGAATAATTGATTTATTCTCTGCTCTCCCTATTCTTAAACCTAATTTAAGTTGACCCTTATCGATATAATAAGATTCTTTTTTATGTACATGATACTCCATGCTACTTTGAGTCCCCGCTCTCATAAAAATTTTCTTTATACTATAGCCATCTTGATCAAAAAGCGTCGACATATCACCCCAGTATTTTTCTTCAGCTTTAACTACTTGCTCTACGCTTGGTAGCTCTCTTATTCCATATTTGTTATCTTTGTCCATAATATTTTGTTGTTCCATGTTTTCTATCAAAATGTTTATCTAATAAACACTTAGATAGTTTGTGATCACAAACTTTTATCTTTTCAGTTAAGAAAGCTAATTTAGCTATCTCCTCTATTACTATAGCATTTTCTAATGCTTGTTGTTTTGTAGTACCCCAAACATACACCCCATGGTTTGGTAACAAACACCCAGGCATTTTATTGTAATCTATTTTATTATCCTTAAAATAATTCACAATACTCAACCCTATATTTCTTTCGTAATTATTCTCTATTTCATTTTTGAGTAAATCGTAGACTATAGGTACATCACCGTAAAAATAGTCAGCATGAGTCGTACCGTAGCAGTTAATAGGTCTTCTAGCTTGTGCAAAAGCAGTGCAATATTGAGAATGGGTATGAATAATATAGTTTACCTCCTTAAAGCTTTTATATAGCTCGATATGAGTTGGAGTATCTACCGAGGGAGATTTACCCCTTGCGGTAGTACCGGTAGTAATGGTTACTCTACTTAAGTTACCTACTTCAAGTTTATATACGTCTATACCCGAAGGCTTTATAATTACCTGATTGTTAACTCTATCGATACCACTAGCATTACCCCACGTTAGCTTAACTAGACCCCTATTAACAATTTCTTGATTTAGTTGTATAACGTTCTGATATAATTGATTTAAATAGTTCATAACTTGGAGGAGTTGCACCTTTTGTTTCTGTTGCTAAGCTAGCCCATATATTACAATAATCTAAAGCTTTCAAGGAATTATCTAAACTAACTAAAGATGCCATAGCTGTAAAGCTATCCCCCGCACCGCAAGTATCAACAACTTTTGCCTGTCTTGGTGGATAAATTATGCCGTTATATTTACAGCCTCTGCTACCTAAAGTAGTAATACTTTCTGATCTCAAGTTATAAAATTGCTCTTCATCTTCATTTAAAATAAATAATGAGCAATTTTCGAATTTTTTTAATTTAAGGTCTTTCTTTCCACCCCAATCAGAAAGCTGAGTATTTACTATACAAGGCTTCTTTTTACTTCTACAAAGCTTAATTGTAGAAATAGTTAAATTTTCAGATAAAAAACCTCCTCTATAATCACTTAGAATAACCGAATCATATTCATCAATTATTCTTACTAATTCACTTAAAATTCTATTTTCATCATCTTTACTTAAAACTAAAATACTTCCACGATTTACCTGAAGATGCTTATAGCTATTGCCCTTGCGGCTTACGTAAAATCTACTTTTTATATTATGCTGTCTATCTAGATTAAAGTATTTTACGTTATTTTCTTTTAATGTGTCCGCTATAGTAGAATCATTAAATGCAGTAAAGAAGCAAACCTCCCGCTCTAAAGCTCTTAAGTTCATTACAAGATTTCCTGCTCCCCCAAGCTGCTTTTTTTTAGAAACATATTCAGCCTTGAGAGTTGGTGACTCTAGTGAAAGACCAACTGCTCTCGTATACAAATATTCATCAGAGATTAAATCTCCTATTACTAAAACTTTTTTACGATTTAACATTTTCTCTAACCTTTTCTATAACTTTAGTTGTGGAGTATGTAACTTTATCAAATAAAGGAGCGACTTTAATTTGAATATGATCTGGAATATTATCTCTTTTTCTTATCTCTTCTGCTGTAAACTCACCACCTTTAACAACTATATCTGGATTAATATCATTTATTATATCTTCAGTTTTAATATTATCAAAAATTACTACCTCATCTACTACAGATAAGGAAGAAAGAATATTTTTTCTATCGCTTTCATTAGTTACTGGTCTTTCTGGACCTTTTAATTCTTTAGTAGCCCTATCTGAATTTATACCAACAACTAATTTGTCTCCTAAACTCTTAGCAAAATTTAAAACTTCAATATGACCTAAATGTAACAAGTCAAAAATACCATTAGTAAAAACTACCGTTTCAGGCTTATGATCTGATATTTTTTCAACTCGTTTTACATGTCTTCCTTCACCAAAAGGTGTATCAAGCCACTGCTCTAAAATTTCCTTAGCATTTCTTGTAGTAGATATCCAACTACCTAAACACAATACATTAGAATTATTATGCTCTCTACATTTTGGAGCAGAATCTAAATTATGAACTAATGCCGCTCTTACATTTTTAAATCTATTAGCTGCTATACTCATTCCTACCCCTGTTCCGCAAATAAGAATGCCCTTTTCTATGTCTCCGTTATGTACTATAGAACTAAGTTGATTCGCGTAATCAACATAATCTACGCTATCAACATCACTATAAGGCCCTATATCGATAGGATTATAACCTGCCTCTTTGAGTATACTTTTCAACTCACGCTTTAACACTACACCGTTATGATCACTAGCTAAAACTATATTTTTGTCTATCGTTTTCAACACTATATTTTATATAACTATTTGCATTTATCAACCACATCTCTTATATATTATATTGATGTCTTTAAGTAGCGATAAAATTAGAGAGCTATATGAAAAATTTGTAAAGGTAAATTATACAAATGAATATAAGAACAGGTACGTACCTTTACCTTTAGAAAAAAATAATAAGAAGTGGAAATGGGAAGGTAAAGATTTTCCTAGAGTTATATCATTGTTAGAATTTGAATCCTATATCGAAAAATATAACTTTCAAATTGAAAAGCTTCTTCTTTTTAATGGTGAACAGGATCCGGAAATTGAATATTTAAAAGGTAGATATAAAAGCTATCTAAATGTAAATTATGAAGATAATGAAGAAAAATACGATTTACATAACTTACAGTTAAAGCAAAATAATTTTGATTTTTGCATTTTATCACAGACGCTAGAGCATGTATATAATCCCTCTCTTTGTCTTAAAAATATAAAAAAGTATCTAGCAGATAGTGGTTATCTTTATATTAATGTACCAGCTTGTAACGCACCACACAGTGAACCATTTCACTACTATATAGGCTATACACCTATGGGATTGGCTGCCCTAGCTGAAGAAAATGGTTATAAGGTAAAAGAAATAGGTCAATGGGGAAATGAAGAATATTTAGTTAAACTTTGGACAAGAAATCCAGGGTGGAGTGAATATAGACAGCTTGAAACCCCAGGTGTAAATGAAATAGAAAATCCAGTAATAACATGGGCACTTTTACAAAAATAGGCTTACTATGTTTAGATGATCAAGAAGAAGTTGGTCATATAAATTTTGATAATTTTAGAAAAGCTTTAAAAAATTATTTTAAAGATAGTAGCTTTATCGATATAATTTCGAAAGAACAACTACCTGAAATTGATTTACTTATTATAGTAGATGAACATTTCATACCACATGTAAATGTATGGAAAAATGATGACTTTATTAATACGCTAAATGAACTTAATTTAAAAGTTTTACTATTCAATATAGAAAAAATATTTAGTAGCCAATTTCCATGGAATGCAGATCACCAAAGGAAGGTTGAAACCATCAATAACTTGACACAATTATTTGGTGATTTAGAAGATCGTAAAATAAAAGGTGCTATTTTAAATAAACATGGCCTTTTATCTAAAAGTCAAAAATTAAAGGTAGAGAATACAGAAAAGAAAAATAGTATAGTTTTTTTAGGACAAGCAGAAGGTCCTCAGTATCATAGAAGACAGCAAATCTTAAATTATATAAGCAGTAGATCTACTAAAATTCCTCTAGAAATAAAAGTAACTAATAGAAAACTAACCTATCAAGAATATTTAGAAATTTTATCAAGTTATAAATACGTTCTTAACCCGCTAGGGTGTGGTGATTTTATAAATTTAAGATTTTATGAAGCTTTGGAGTTAGGTTGTATACCTATCCAGCAAGTAACACCAGAAATGCTAGAAGCTTATAGTAAGGAGCTTAAATATAGTATTAATTTTATTCACCCTGAAGATATAAATCTCAAAAAAGAATACAAATATATGGATTACTACTTAGAAGATTATTTTGAAGAATTAAACCTAGAAAGTATATTGAATTCCTAGAATATTATAATAATATATATTATATGATTATTGATCAACAAGTTTATAATGGAGACTTAATTCACGAGCGTTTTGCTTATAAGTTCTTTCGGAAAGAAGTATCACCCTTTGGTAATATTGTAGCTTTTAGAGCTCCTATGTATGTTAGTGACAACCTTATCGATTTAGAAGATACTCTAGCTAAAGATTTTATTCACTCTGACGACTCTATTAATTTTTGCTGGGAGATACCTAATCTCTGTCCTCTAGGAGCTGTAGCTTTTCAACGGCTATTCAATACTACTATTGCATCGATGGTAGGTCAATCGATTAATAAAAGTATATCTATGGATGGTGATGATATTATGGTAAATGATACGTTTATTGGAAGTGATGATAAAAAATATGACCGCGGTAAAGTTAGTGTTTCTATTACCTATAGTAAAGATAACGTAGCGCTTGGTCATACTGGTATTAATATTAATGCTGGAAAGAAAGCTCCTGGATTTGCTTATTCTTCAAATTTAGACGATTTACAAGTTCAAAACGTTATGGAGGCTGTTATCAGTGCCTTTAATAGCGAAGTAAAAGATCAGTGGATAGCAACTACTAAAATTATTGTATGAAAAGAGCTCTTATAACAGGTATTAATGGACAAGATGGTTCGTATTTAGCAGAATTTCTTTTAGAGAAAGGCTACCAAGTATACGGAACAGTAAAGCGAAATTCAGTTTCTGAAAATCAAACTGCAAGATTAGATAAAATATTTCCTAAAATAGTAGATAATTTAATATATGCAGATCTTAGTGATCTTTCTTCTCTTTTAAATGCAATTCATATATCTAGACCTAATGAGATTTATAATCTTGCTGCACAATCGCATGTGAGAATTAGCTTTGATCAACCGGTTTATACTGCGCTTACTACAGGAGTGGGTACGTTAAATTTACTTGAAGCTGCGAGAATTTATGATCCATCGGTAAAAATCTATCAGGCATCTTCATCAGAGATGTTTGGTAACAATATAGATGAGGATGGTTTTCAAAGAGAGACTACTCCAATGAGTCCAGTTTCACCGTACGGTTGTTCAAAAGTATTTTCTTATAATATATGCAGAAACTATAGAAAGTCTTATAACATGCATGTATCAAATGGAATTTTATTCAATCATGAATCACCAAGAAGAGGAAGTAACTTTGTTACTTCAAAAGTAGTTAAGACTGCAGTACAAATTAAGAAAGGTCTAGCTACAGAACTTAGATTGGGTAATTTAGATGCTGCAAGGGATTGGGGTCATGCTAAAGACTATGTTGAAGCTATGTGGCAAATACTACAACAAGATACTCCCGACGACTATGTTTGCGCTACAGGTATATCGCATACTGTCGGCGATTTAGTTAATTATACCTTCAAAAAGTTAGATCTAGATCCAACACAGTACATAAAAACTGATGCAAAATATTTTAGACCTGAAGAGCTTGATGTTCTCAAAGGTGATAGCTCAAAGCTAAGAGACAGAGTAGGATGGGAACCTAAATATTCTTTTGAAGATCTAATTGATGAAATGATTGAATATTGGGATGAGAGAATATAGTGATTATTCCTGAACTATATGGAGGGTTAGGAAATAATCTCTTTCAAATAGCAGCTGCTTATGCTATAGCTAAAGAATTAAATTCTTTTGTAGCTATAAATTATAAAAAGCATTGTAACCCTTGCTTCTTTCATCCTACTAAATATAAAAATAATATTTTTAAAAATATAGTAAGTACAGATTTAACGTTTTCAGAAACCTATAACGAGCCTACTTTTACTTATTCAAAAATACCCGTTAAAAATAACATAATACTAAATGGTTATTTTCAAAGCTATAATTACTTTAAAAAATATCATAAAGAAGTTAAAAGTTTATTTAACTTTCCTAGATTAAGAAAAGTTAGAATAGATAGAGCTATTGCAAATATTGATGGTCAATTTATAATAAATCATATTAGACGAGGTGACTACAAGGATAATAACGTATACTCGTTTATTTCAAAAGATTACTATAAGCAAGCTCAGGATTATATTCAAAGTAAAACAAAGACAAAATTAACAAATATTTTGGTAACTGATGATAAAGAAGCAGTTAGAAAAGAATTTGATAATGATCTAATTATTGAAACTCGAGATGAAATAGAAGACTTATACCTACTAACTAGAGGTAAATATTTCGTTGGGTGTAATAGTACCTTTTCTTGGTGGGGAAGTTTTTTAAGTAATCATAAAATAGACATTTTTCCAAAAAAATGGTTTAATAAAGGAGGTGAGCTACTAAAATCAAAAGACATATATAGAGATAGTCTATTATGCATATAAATTATGAATTTTTTTCAATTACAAAATAAATTATTTTACTCTAAAAAAGATAATGCTGATTATTTAGATGCGGAAGGTGAACAAGCTTTTGTACCTTTCTTGTTTAATCGATGGCTTTCGTTTTATGATAAAAGTATGTCGATTTTTACTAATGAAACTTTAAATAAATTTAGTACTATATTTGAAGATAAGCAGAGAGTGTATAGGCTATACTACTATCTTATTCCTAGGCTTAAGTGGAAAAAGATATCCTATATTAAGAAAGTTAAGAAAGAAAAAGATGAAGATCTTAATTTAGAAATAATGGCTAAAAATAAAAATATATCAGTACGAGAACTTAAACAGTATATTGAAGATTATGAGTAAAGCATTAGTTACCGGTGGTTGTGGATTTATTGGATCTAACTTAGTTGATAGATTAATTGATTTATTTGATGAGATAGTTGTTATTGATAATTTATCTAGCGAAACAAATGAAAAATTTTATTATGCTAAAAATAAAAAGGTATCTTACTATAAAAGAGATATATGCGATTATGAAAATACACGTATCTTGTATGATGGAGTAGATGTTGTTTTTCACCTTGCAGCAGAATCGAGAATACAACCAACTTTAAAAAATCCTATTTTAGCCGCTAAGACTAATACTGTTGGTACTTGTACGGTATTACAGTGTTCAAATGAAGCAGGAGTTAAACGTGTTATATATAGTTCAACATCTTCTGGGTATGGATTAAAGAACAGTATACCGCTTGATGAAGAAATGGAAGATGATTGCTTAAACCCTTACTCTGTAACTAAAGTAGCTGGAGAAAAATTATGCAAAATGTATTATGATATATATGGTTTAGAAACTATAGTATTTAGATATTTTAACGTTTACGGAGAACGTCACCCAATTAAAGGTCAATACGCGCCTGTCATTGGTATTTTTATTAGACAAAAGAATGACGGGGAGCAGCTTACTGTAGTTGGAGATGGAGAAAAGACTAGAGACTTTACCCATGTTTATGATATTGTAGAGGGTAATATTTTAGCTGCTGATTTAAAAAATAAAAAACCAGTAGGTCAATTAATAAATTTGGGTACTGGTACTAATCATAGTATACTTAAAGTTGCTGAATTAGTAGGAGGGGATATAACCTTTATTCCTGCTAGATTAGGTGAAGCACAAGATACAAAAGCTAATAATAGCAAAGCTAAAAAATTATTAGGTTGGGAACCTAAGGTTAAATTAGAGGATTGGATAAAAGCTAATAACTAAGTAAATAGCTGTATGGCAATGGCAAGTATAGACAATCTGGCACCTACTAGAAGTCTTATTGATTTAACTCAAAAAGATAAAGGTGATTTCGGTTTAGATGATTATGATCTAGATTTTATTTTTGATGATATTCTACTAGTAGAATATGTCGATGAAACTGATGAGGGGGATGAAGTTATTAGAAATGGAATTGTAGTACCTACAAATGCTCTTACTAAAGCATGGCGAAAGGGTAGGATTATCTTAGCAGGACCAGAAACCAAATATGCAAAAGAAGGAGACATTGTTATCTTTCCTAATAATATGGGAGTAAGTATTTCTAATATATCAGTTGCTGGTAAAAAGAAAGTAGAAAAGGGAATCTTTCTTAACGAAGAAAGAATGTTTGGTATTTGTAAACGCAAAGATGATAGTACAGAGAGCAGCTCTTAATTCTATATTACTAAATAACGTAGTAGATATTAGATTTGCAAGGAGAACCCCGAAGCCTGGGTTTCCCCCTACACGAAGGATGCTATGTACTAAATCAACAGAACTTTTAAATTCAACTAACGGTAGAATCACTCTTAACTATAAACCTCCTAAAGGAGGTCCACAAACAAATGTCGTAGAGCAAAATTTAATTATAGTTTGGGATATTTTAATGCAGTCATTTAGAACCATTAGTGCTGACCAAGTTAATCTTATTGAGCAATGGCCAGCTAATGATGATTTTTGGGTACATTTTAATGAGAGTGTATATCCGATGTCAGCGGATCAAAAGTTAGAATTTTTAAAATCATGAATTTTAATTTAGAAAAAGTCACTCAATCATTAAAGCCTCTGCTTTTATCTAACGTAGAGATACGAACAGATAAAAAATTGCTTAAGAGAGGTCGATTGAAGCTTTTTCAAATTAAACAATATAATGTTTTCTTAACATTAGAATATGAAGGTAAAACAAAAAACTTAGAATTACCTTACCCCTTTAGAATTGAACCTAGAGAAGATAGTCTCGTGTTTAATTATGAACTTAGTGCATTTATACCAGATAGAAATTCAATTTTTGTAAAATGCATGGATAGCAGTTCAAAATCTAAGCTTTACGATAATCTATTATACTTCTTGATTACAGATTAGACTATAGTATAATAAGGCGTGATTGCCGGTCTTCTAAATAGCTTTCCTCAAGGATATGATCCTAATCCGCAACAAGTAAAGCTTCTTAAAAATATAGATCAAGCATTTGAAGATGGTCATAAATTTGTAGTTTGTAATGCTCCTACCGGTTCAGGTAAATCGTTTATATCAAAAACTATAGGTAATATAGCTAATCAATGCTCTAAAGAATATAGATCTACGGTAACTAGTTATTTAGCGTATAAACGAACACAGGGAGGAGGCTATACGTATGAAGACGAATGCTTAGAGGAGAAGCCCTTTGGCTGCACAGCCTTAACTATTACTAAGGCTTTACAAGATCAATATAAAGATCTATTTAATGATATAGAAGTTTTAAAAGGTAAGTCTAACTATCAATGCTCTGTAGATGAAAGCTTTAATGTTGAAGTAGCTCCTTGTTTGCATTTACCTAAGATAAGAGAGGAATGTTGGAATAATAGAACTTGTCCATATTATGAGCAACGTAACGTAGCTCTTACATCACGGTTTAATACTTTAAATTATAATATGTTCTTCTCGTTACCTGAACATCTAAAAAGAAGACAGTATTTAATTTGCGATGAAGCCTCTGAGCTAGAAGATCAATTAGTTAAAGAGTTTTCTTGTAATATAAATTTTGATTTTTTAAAGAGATCAGATATTGAAATAAGACCGCTTTATACTAAAGGTAATAATGTAGCTAAGTGGATTAGCATATTGACTCTTGACTTAAAAGAAAGAATAGATTGGCTCAAAGAAGTTATAACTACTACTTCTAAAGTTAAGCAAAAATATTTAATAGAGAAGAAAAGAGAGCTTATTAGTTTAAATAACTTACATTCGAAACTTTCTCTAATTATAGAGACCTGGCATGATAGCGAATACGTATACGACAAAGATTCAAAAGGTATTACTTTTATGCCCCTTAAAGTAGATAAACTATCTAATTATCTTTTTAAATATGCTGATAAAGTAATATTAATGTCTGCTACTATTATTGATCCTTCTAATTTTTGTAAAACGCTTGGAATTAAAAAGTTTAAGTATGTTGAAGCGGAGTCTTCCTTTGACTCGCAAAAAGCTCCTATATATTGCAATACTAAAGTAAAATTAAATTATTATAATATGGATAAGAATCTGCCTAAAATAGTAAAGCAGATAGATGAAATTTGCAAATTTCATGAAAATGATAAGGGTATTATTCATTCTAGAAATAAAAATATTACAACGTTTATAGCTGATAGATTATCAGGTAGAAGATTCTTAGCGCGTGAACCTGGTGTACGTAACGAAGAAATACTGGAACAGCACGTAAACAGTAAAGATGCAACAGTACTTATATCACCTTCTATGTCTTATGGAGTAGATTTAAGAGATGATTTAGCTAGATTTCAAATTATTATTAAAGCTCCTTATCTACCTACAAAAGATAAACGAATAGAAAAAATGATGAAAGATGATTTTATATGGTATGAGAATAAAATGCTTTGTTCTCTTATACAGTCATGCGGTCGAGGAGTAAGGTCTCATAAAGATTTTTGTACTACGTATATTTTAGATGCAGCTATAGTAGAAAGTGTTATTAAAAATAGTCATAAGTTGCCAAAATACTTTATAGATAGGTTTTGCTAATAAATATATATATTGAAGAATAGAGCTTTTCATTTTGAGATTAAGGATCTTCTAACGCAGTTTGTAGCAGCGTTTGATGATACAGTTATTTCACGTTTCGATAGAAACAGAAACCCTAAGCAGGATATTGAAGTACGTTATGTATTCGCTCCTAAGCAAAGGGTAATGTATGATATTGTTAATAGAGCGCAAAATTTAACTTTACCTGTTGTAGCAGTTAACTTAGCTAGTGTAACGAGAGATGAATCTCGTGTTTTTAATAAACTTACACCCACTTTTGTTCCTGGTAGTTTAACTGATGCTCCTGAGAAGTCATCTAAATTTCTAATGCCTGTTCCAGTTAATTTAGAAGTTAATATGTCAATAATGACTAGGTACATGGCAGATGCAGATCAGATAGTATCTAACTTTGCTCCATATAATAATCCTTATATTATATTATCTTGGAGAGTACCTCGAGATTTTGGAGCTGAATATGATCAAGAAATACGATCCGAGGTATTATGGTCAGGTAGTCTTAATTATAATGCGCCTACTGATACAACATATTCAGATAAATTTAGAGTAGTAATAGATACCTCTTTTACTATTAAGGGGTGGTTATTTCCAGAGCAAAAAGATACTGTTGGTACTATATATGAAGTTAATAATAACTTTATAAATGTTGATTTAAGAAATAGATTATATAACCCTCTAGATGAAACTGTTGAATTTTTATCTTATGAGCAACAAGGTTATTCAGCTTTATCAGGTTACAACGATTCAGTACCAACAAACTACTCAGAATTAGCTGCAATATCAGCCATTCCGGAGTTTACTAATATCTTTTATTCAACGACGGGTTCTATCTTCCCCATAAGAGGTAATACAGGAGCGTTAAGCAGTAGAGATAATGATTATATTTTATATGGTAAAAGATTTAGTTATAATAATAATTGGTATCTATCTTCAAATGTAGATGATTTCTTTTCGAACTATCAAGAAATCACTTCTGCTGTAAGCCCAACAATTAGCGGTTATAAATTAGATAATCAAAAGTTTAGCGTGGGTAATGATAACATAGCTACTATACACCTACCTACTAGTACACTCTCTGCAGCCGGTAAATTTACATTTATTACATCTAACGAAGCAGGATGGGCATCATCATACGACGCGTTAAGTAGTGTACTTACCGTGTTAAAGTCTTAAAAGTCTTTAAGTATTTCTTTAACATCATGGATATGCTCGACATTTTCATAAGGGCATTCATGCATTACACCCGTAAAGTTGTAATCGAATATATAACTATCTATATGACCTTCAGGGTGTTCTATTGGCGGGGTAACGTTAATATGTTGATCGTAGCCAAAAATCTTAGGTGAAGTACCTACCCATACTACAGTAGAAGGCAGCCCCATTGCTGCAGCAGCATGTTGTAAAGATGAATCGATAAGTAGCCTCTTATCTGAATATCTTAATAAATTAAATAATTCCTTCTTAGCTACCGTTTTTTCATATCGTATTACATTTTTAAGTTGAGGATGAAAGTCGTAGCATACATGAATTATTAAATATTTTTCATGAAGCTGATTAACAATATCTTGAGCTACTTCAGGATGTATATCTCTTACCCAGGAGTAGGGATGCGGTTGATGATCTTTACCAGGTCCTCCAAAAGGCTGAAATATCATTATAGGTTTTGTTTTATTAATTTTAGCTAAACCTGGATCTATCGCATCTTTCTCTCTAATATTAAAATTTAAATTTAATTTACCCTTCTCTCTCTTTACACCAATCATTTTACACCAAGTATCAATTAAGTGTAGTTTTTTTGTTACATGTGCAGTTTCTCGATAGGGATCATGAGAAAATATCTCAACCTCTTTATTTAAAATAAAATCTCTATAAAAATAAGGTACATTACCTATTCTATAAACTCTTTCAACATCCTTATTACCTAAATAAACCTCTGGCCACGCGCATACTATAATAATTTTTTTATCGGGATATGTATTTTTATATGCACTTATAACTGCCGTACTAGCAACATGCTTACCAATGCCTCCTTCAATATGAAAAATAGTTGTAGCCATTGATATAGTTAATCAATAAAAGGCGGTATTGCAACTTACTACTGAGATAACATTAGGAAGGTGTTGCCACCACATACACATTTCCATACAACTCCTGCAACACCGGTATCTGCAGTAGGTAGAGCTGAAGCCATAAGATATAGCGTACAAGCATGTAACATGTTAGAGCTTACAGAATCCATGTATGAAGCTCCAGCGATTGCTGAACTACTATGAGTACATTTAACTGTATTACAACAACCACCGGCAATAAAGCTAGCATTTGCCCCGTCACATATAGTATTATTAAGACCACCTCCAACAGTTCCCAAAGTAGCATTAATTGAATTTTGTTTCCCTCCCCCTATGGCACCTGCATTAGACTTTACTTCATTTTGGTACCCACCAGCTATTGTAGAACATGCTGCGGTAGTATGATTGTCACAACCACCTCCTATAAATGACAATGTTCCACAGGCATCATTTTGTCTTCCTCCGCCTACTACATTAAAGTTAGATGATGCACTGTTACATTCCCCTCCTCCTATAACAATACAACTTCCACAACCAACATTACAATGTCCTCCACCTATAAAAGAAAAAGATTTCGTTGCATTACAACAACCTCCAGCAATAACTGCACATGTACTTGATCCTAAATTATTTTCAACCCCACCTAAAATACTAGAAGCAGTTCCTGATATTACATGCTCACTTCCTATATAAGCTGATCCTGTAGCTGCTATATTTCTACCAGAACTTAGATTACCTGAAGTAGTTATACCACCTACACCAGCAGATAAAAGTGAGGTACCTTCAATACTACTTGCTGTTAAATTAGTTGCTACCGAAATATTATTAGCAGATAAAGGGCTACTTCCAGCAGCTAAGCTTCCTGCAGTTAAAGTTAACCCTGCTGTAGTAATAGAAGCAAAGGCTGGGCTATCTCCTGTTGAAAGACCAAAACCAACAGTAGCTCCTCCAGCTCCTCCTAAAGTAACTACTCCTTGTTGGTTACCTGCTATATTAGTTGAACAAAAATACCTTGCATCTCCCTGTGCAGTTATACCCGAAAAAACACTACTTACTGAAGTTTGTCTAGTCTGGCCACATTGTACAAATGGTTGGGTCTCAAAACCCGATAGGTGAGTTGCTGCTGGAAGGTCTGAAATCTTTACGCCCATACATTTATTTATTTGATTTTCTCATTTTATCATGTAAAATATGTAAGTGAAAATTATTTTTGATCCGGAGTCACATACGTATACTCATAAGGATACAGGGGAAAAGTTCGTTTCGGTTACTACTCTACTAGGTAAATTTAAAAAACCGTTTGATAAAGATAGGCATTCTGCGAGAGTAGCAGAAAGAGAGGGTGTTCCTCAAGAAATGGTCTTAGAGCTTTGGGAGCAAGAAAAAAATAAAGCTTGTGATAGAGGTACTGCTATACATGAATTATTAGAAGAATATATTAAGTACGGCGAGACAGCAGATAATTATGGGTGGCTTTTTAAATCATATGATAAAGCAGTAGAGCGTCATATAGATAAATTTAAGGATGTTCTTAGTGAGAATTTAGTATATGACGAAACGTTTAAAGTATCAGGTACTGCTGATTTAATATACGAACATAAAGGTAATGAATTTACTCTAGGTGATTTTAAAACTAACAAAAAATTTAGATTTAGTTCTTCTTTTGGAGAAAGAATGTTAAAACCGTTAGATCATTTTCAAGTATGTGAGTTTAATACATACGCTTTACAGCTATCAATGTATGCTTATATGTATGAAAAGCTTTCTGGAAAAAAATGTAGAAAGTGTATCATTTTTTACTTAAATGATGATAGATTTTCTGGCTACCATGTAAATTATTTAAAATCAGATGTAGAAAAATTATTTAAATACTATAAATTATCACAAGTTTAATAAATACTTTTTATGGCTAAGAATTTAAATAAGAGTTTCGATGAAACTATAGAAAAGCTGTACGACACTTTATACGAAGTTAAGGAGGTATTAGATAAAGCTGAGGATGGAGAGTTAGAGCAAATGGCTGATATATTAATTGAGAGTGTTGAAGAAGCTCTTACTGTAAATGAAGTTAATATCGAAGCTATAAAAGAACATATAGATAGTTTAAATGATTTAGAATAATACTGGAAGTAGGTAATATTCATATTATAATAATTATATGAGGATTGAAACCGAGCTGAAATATGACTTCGATGATGTCTTAATCAGGCCAAAAAGATCTACGTTAACGTCACGAAAAGAGGTCGACCTAACTAGAACATTTAAATTTAAATACGGTGGTTCATACCATGGTATACCGGTTATGGCTGCTAACATGGATGGTGTTGGTACGTTAGAAGTAGGAAGAACTTTAAGAGATTTAGATCTCTTTACTTGTTACAAGAAGGATATTGATGAAAAGGATCTTATTGAAGAGCTTCAAGATAATCAAGGTAAACATGTAGCTGTAACAGTAGGTAGAAACGAGTTTGATTATGAGAGATTAGCTCGTATTAATAAGAAAGCTTTAGTACGTAATATTTGTATTGATGTAGCAAATGGTTATACACAAGCTCTTGTTGACTTTATAAAGGTAGTAAGAAGAACGTTCCCTAAATGTAATATTATTGCGGGTAATGTTGTAACGGGTGAAATGGTAGAAGAGTTGCTTTTAGCTGGAGCAGATATTATTAAAGTTGGTATTGGGTCAGGAAGTGTTTGTACTACCCGGATAAAGACAGGAGTTGGTTATCCTCAGTTTAGTTGCATTGCCGAATGCGCTGACGCTGCTCATGGATTAGATGGTCATATCATAGCTGATGGCGGCTGTACTACCCCGGGTGATGTAGCTAAAGCGTTTGGTGCTGGTGCTGATTTTGTAATGCTTGGGTCGATGTTAGCTGGTTCAACAGAAGGAGGAGGTGAAAAGATTACTATCGATGATAAAGAGTATGTAGAGTTCTATGGAATGAGTAGTAAGAAGGCTAACGAGAAACATAACGGAGGCTTAAAGGACTATAGAACTTCAGAAGGACGTAGAGTTGTTCTGCCATACAAAGGACCTATGCGTTATATTGTTCAAGATATTTTAGGCGGGATAAGAAGTACATGTACGTATGTTGGAGCTGCTAAGCTAAAGCACTTAAGTAAGTGCGCTACGTTTGTTAGATGTACTAAAACTCATAGTAAAATTTATGAGTCTAATACTTTAGAAATATAAAATGTCTGAACCAAAAGTCTTAGTAGCTGTACCTACCTATGGTCGACCTTCTTATTTACCTAGATTAATAGCTAGCTTTAAAAAAATAAATTATAATAATAAAAAATTACTAATCATTAATGATGATAATAGAGTAAAGTATAAGCTTGACAAGCCTGATGCAGAAATTGATATTTGTAATTTAGATTTACACTTAAATTTATCTGTTAAGCGTAATTTATTTGCATCGTGGGATTGGGATATTTATATGCCTTTGGATGATGATGATATGTTTCTACCAGAGAGGATTAATAATCATGTAAGAAAGTATGAAGCTCATCCAGACATAGTATGTTACAGAAATGAAGCAGCTTATTATTTTGGAGAGAATAGAGCTTACATTACTGACTATACTTCGTTTACAAATCATAGTTTAAAAAGGCAGGGGTGGTTTGAAAGTTTGGGATACACGTCTTTTGAAAGAAGTAACTTTGATGATCAGAGCATTCACCATAATATAGTTAACAGATGTGAATGTTTAATAGAAGCTGATTATTTAAATTTAGATTTTATATACTGGTGGGGAAATACAGATGATGAGACAAAGTATAGAAATACCTTTAATAGCGACATTATGAAAAATGAAACTGTTGAACTAGCTTCTCAAAAAGATTATATAGGCAAGATTAACAAACAAGGTTATATAACTTTAAAGCCAGATTACGATTGCTATAATAAAATTACAGATATAATAAAGAGATTGAATGTATATAGAAGAACTGAACATAATATACATCTTAATCAAACTACAGCGAGCGAAAAAATAAAAATTAATTTTTAATATGAATATAATAATACTAGGCAAAGGTTATGTTGGTAATCACCTGTTTAATACTCTAAGTGAGCACTCCGGTAGATATGGAGAGCGTCCTAACGTCCAAATTTTCTCAAAAGAAGAATTAGATTATACAGATGAAACTTCTTTAATGGAAGAAATTAACGTAATAGATGATACTTACATTATAAACTGCTCCGGCTTTACTGGTAGACCTAATGTAGATGAAGGTGAAAACAAGAAAGAAGAATGCTGGAAATATAATGTACAGGTACCTCTTAATTTAAATAAGGTTTGTAATGAGACGGGTGCAGAGATTATTCATATTACTTCTGGTTGTATTTATACAGGGTATGAGAAAGAATGGGAAGAAGATGATACTCCTAATTTTGGAATTTATAGTAACGAAGCCTCTTTTTATTCTAAAAGTAAACATGCTTTCGAAACGCTAAGCGATACAGGTTTGCATTTGAGAATAAGAATGCCTTTTTGCGATACAATGCATGAACGGTCAGTGTTAACTAAAATATACAATTATGATAATTTAGTTGATACAATAAATTCTAAAACTTATATACCTGAACTTTGTAATTTTATACAACATTATATTAAAGAAGGTTACAAGGGTTATGAAACTATTCATTTTGTAAACAAGGAGCCTATATCAACAAAAGAAATAGTAGAAAAAATGAAAGCGGCTGGTATTGAAAATCCTAACTGGAAATGGAAAGAAATGGACCAATTAGGAATGAAAGCTAACAGATCAAATTGCATACTAGATACTACTAGACTAGAGCAACAATATAATTTTAATATTAGTTCTGAGTATACTGCATTAGATAGAGCCCTTGAAAAAATGACTTCCTAGATTAATATATTATATGCACAAAGAAGGTTTATTGGGTTTTACCGCAGGTAATTTTGATTTATTACACCCGGGATATATTAGATGCTTTAGAGAGGCTAAGCGTCATTGTGATAAGTTTATAGTTTTTTTGCAGAAAGATCCCTCCTTGCATAGAAAGAGTAAATATAAACCAGTTATATCTCTCTACAATCGTTATGAAGCGTTAATGGCTATAAAATATATTGACGATGTCTATACATATCAAACTGAAGAAGAGTTAGTTAATCTAATTAAATTCTGGAAACCTGATATTAGAATACTGGGCGAAGATTATATTGAAAAGGAATCTTTTACAGGAGATGATTTACCCCCTAAAGTAATTTATACTACACGGTCGCATGAATGGTCGACCACTAAATTAAAAGATCTTATTACGTTACAAACAATTAAACAAAATCCAGATATAATAAAGAAAAAATGAGTACGTACTTAGTTACTGGGGGTTGTGGATTTATAGGCTCTTATGTAGTAAAGGAGCTTTTAAAACTATCTGATACAGAGAAAATTTATCAGATAGATAAGATGGGTATAGGCTCTAGTAAAGAAAATTTAATAACTGATGATCCAAGGGTACAAAATTACTGTTTTGATTTAGCTAATACTAATCATTGGAAGTTAAACATGTCTAACTCTATACAATTTATAGATAGAGACGTTGATTATGTTTTACACTTAGCAGCTGAATCACATGTAGATAGATCTATTGAAGGTCCCTTAGCATTTATTGATAGTAATGTTAGAGGTACAGCAAATGTTCTAGAATTTGTAAAAGAGATGAAATCGAGAATGGTGCATGTCTCAACTGATGAGGTATACGGTCATCTTACTGAAGACGATTCACCATTTTTAGAAACTCACCCGCTACAGCCTCGTTCTCCATATGCAGCTTCTAAAGCTAGCTCTGATCTAGTAGTTCAATCATATATACATACATACGGTATTAACGCTTCAATTACAAGGTGCTGTAATAATTACGGGCCCCGACAGCATGAAGAAAAACTAATACCTACTGTTATTAAATCGATTATAGAAGGTAAAAATATTCCTGTTTATGGGAAGGGAGATAATATTCGCGAATGGATCCATGCAGAAGATCATGCTAAAGCTATTATAGAAATAGCACATACTGTTGAAGATGTAAAAGAAATATACAATATTGAAGGATCTAGATCAGTGCGTAATATTGATTTAGTTAATGAAATAATTTCAACGCTTATAGAGAAATATCCTCAGTATAGTAGAGAAGGTGAATATATTGAATTCGTAAAGGATAGATTAGGTCATGATTTTAGATACGATTTAGATACTATTCATCCTAAGCTACAAAGCGTAGTCGATCAAAAAAAATTCAACTTAGAGAAGACTGTAGAATATTATGTTAAAGGCTATCAAGCTTGAATTTAGCTAACTTTAAAAAATTTAACTAACATCTCTTCTTCTGTCATTTGCGTCTCTACAGTATCATTATCAACCTCCTCAGTATCACTATAGTAGCTGCTATATATATCATCTTCTTCTTTACTATAATCGAAAGCGGATGAAGTAACTATTGTAGTTTCAAACCTACTCTTAATATCACCAATAATAATATGCTTTAAATGCTTTGCATCTGTTTCTTTTTCTGCCCTCTTTAAAAAATCTTTGATATCTTCTATCTTAAACTTTCCCTTCAACGCGTCAAAAGGATCTTCAAAAGTAGCCCATATGTAAGGAGCCAGGTATTTTGATGTAATTAATGCGCAATCTCTAATAACATAATAGGCAGATTTATTATTAATATCCACGCCAATATCGGGTTTTTTATAAGCTCTAAGAGCGGGTTCCTTTAGTTTCGCTTGTTTTTCCTTACTATTGGCTAGAATTATTTCTTCAAACATATAAATATTTATTTAAAATAATAGGAACTACGATATAATATGAGTGTGAAGAAGAGATTTCCCAAGAAACCTTTCGAATTCGGTAGATATATTATCGAATATAGAGAGAGTCGAGACGCTGTCTTGCGGTTTCTAAAGGAACGTCTCGATACTTTCGATGAAGCTAAGATTGCAAGAGATAAATTGCTTAGTCAAGGCTGCACAGAACCGGTTATTAAAAAAGTAGGATGATATTATTAGAACCTTCAAAGGGAATAAAGCAAGAAACTAAACTAGATTTTAAATTATTAGAAACTTTACTTACTACTATACTTGAGTATAATCATAAGAAAAAAATCTATCTAAAAGTAAAAGTACATAAAAGTAGAATACCTGGTACTTCGTATGTTCATCAAAAAACTAAGCGTAACTATTTGATTGGCTTAGATACTAGCAATACTAAAAAAAGATATTTAATTAGCTCTCTACTACATGAAATACGTCATTGTCTACAGTTTAATCTCTTTGGTTTTTGGAATCACGCGGTTCAATTTAAAAGCTGGAAAGAGTATTATACTTCTAGAGAAGAAGTAGATGCTAGAAAAATGGAACGGCTAACTACTCAATTAATTAAAATTTATGATTCTTCTACTAAGTTAAATGATACGTTCAGAGATCTTGAACTTAGTAGAATGCGTTAGGAACTCTGATATAATAAAAGAGTAACAAGATAAAACAAACAAACAAACAATAAAATAAAATGGGATTCTTCACAGAAATCGAATCGTTAGAGCAAGTACCTCAATTTGAGGTTAGTAAAGAGCCGGTCTTTGATCGGAATAGTAATAGTATTCCTGGAGCGTTTTCGCTACGGCGTACCGATACAGGTCATCATCTAGGTATGGTGGGTGAGAGTTATCGACCTATTCAAATGGAGGAAATGGTTGATGTTATTAATAAGGCGTCAAAGAAAATTGGCGATATTAACCATGTAGGCTATACTGAGTCGAAAAATGGTAAAAAATGCGTTATTCAATCTAAACTACCTGAGCCTATTAATGTAGATGGTGATAAGGTTAATCCTTATTTTTATACCGTGATTGATCATTCCGGTATGGGATCTAATAAAGTTGTCCCTTCTACTATTCGCATTTCATGTGATAATGCTTTTCACCTTATTAAAAGCTCCGGAGATAATCGCGCTCATCACGCTAGTACCTTTGATGATAGAGTAAAATCTATGATTGATAGTATTATTACCTCAGTAGAGTCTGCTAAAAACTTTGAAGGTATTATGAAAAATCTTAAAGGACTTAAGTTTTCGAGAAACGAGATGGTAAAGCTTACGCAAAAATTAATTCCTGTTGAAGCGGAAGAGTCTACACGACGCGTTAATAAGCGTGAAAGAATCGTAGAGCTTTTTGAAAGTGGTAGAGGTAATTGCGGAGAAACAAGATGGGATGCATTGAATGCTCTTACTGAATATGAAACTCATAACGGAAAGCAGTCCGCTGCTAAGTTTATCCGCAATATGACTAACTCTAATCTTTCGCGGAAAGGACTTACACTACTTACTGCCGCTTAATGATACAAGTTCATAGAGTATATCTCCCGTCGCCTATAGAACCAGGCGACGGGATACTCGCCGACGCTACTTGGAGTTTAAATAATAATGAGGAGCCTGTAGTTGATAATCTAAAGGTATACTTTATATTAGATAGTAATGTTGGTGAAAATGTATCAAATGAGATTGAATTGAATATATATCTATGGCTAGCGAGAATGGCATTAGAAGAGATTAAAACCTTTGTATTAAATGGAAGCGAATATTGAAAATTATATTTTTAGGTTAGATTCAATTGATAAACGAATCTTAGTTTATGAACGTGATGATATGAATGAAGCTTATAGCTTTATTGATATTGATAATGAAAATATTTCAGAAAAAGATTTTCATTATGAAATTAGTGACTGGTACATGCAATTTATAAACAGATGAAAAGAAAAAATACTACAGTAAAAGAACGAAAAGTTAAAAGGCGCCCGGGCTGCCCTTCTAAAAAGAAAAGCTCTAATAATAAAAACAGCAAGTGCTATAAAAAGAAGTATAGGGGCCAAGGTAAAACTAGAAAGTAATGCCTAAGTGTTTAGTATTTAGCACAGTTACAGACAAAGATAAACGAGCTGTAGCTTTTAAGTATTGGATAAATGTTGAGAAAGACTATAGAACTGCTTTAGCGTATACAGGATTTGATTATGATAGAGAGGAGGAGTTAGATGGTATTTCAAACTATTTTTTCAACTCTTCTGATAAATGTAATATAAAAAATTTCTTAACATTCTATAACTATTTTAAAGATGAAAGTAAACATCAATACGATTATTATTTTCTAGTTAACAGTAACTTGCTCTTCCCCAATTATTTTTTACGCGATTATTTTAAAGAGTTAGCAATTATTAAAGCTGACATAAGTACTCCAGCCTTTGAAAAAGGTAGTAAGCATAAAAAACTTACTCAGCGGACTAATTGTAGAACGTTTGAAATTAATTCCTGTAGCGATGAAGTAGTATGTTTGTCTAAACGCGCAGTTAAAAAGTTAATATCCTTAGACAAAAAAGTAAAATTTAACTCGAAAACATTTGATGGCTTATCATTCATGGCAATAAATTTTACTCCCATTAAATATGTTTAATGGGTAGATTTTTTAATTTTAAAGGTTTAAGTGGAATAAGAGTTTCTTTCGATCCGGAAGTAGTAGATGGTAATCAACTACTAACTTATAATTTTAGCTTAACGGGTAATCAGTTTAACGAGCCTAATCCCGTTTACCTTTCTGCGGGTAATGACTTATCTTTGCTTAGAAATGATTCTAATTTTATTACTGCTAATCAAGCAGATGACAAATATTTAGAAAAATCTGGAGGTACAATTACCGGTAATTTAAAAGTACAAGATACTTTTGCTATAGAACGAGAAGGTCACCGTATAGAACAAAAAAGTTTCGTTACTCAAAATATTGGTACTACAACTACTAAAGTTGCAGTATTTAGTAGAACAAATTTAAAGTTAGTAAAGTACCTTCTTACAATTTTTAGCGATTCAGGTTCTACCTCTTGTGAAGTTTTAGTCTCTCATAACGGAACATCTGTATCTGGAACCGTTTACGGTATAGTTGATGCTCAAAATAATAGTGAATTAGACGATATTAGTATATCACTTTCGAATGACGAAGTATTTTTAAATATATCATCAACAGATGAAGAAAGAACTGCTATAATTAAAGGAGAAGCTATATATTCTTAATGTTTCGAAATAAATATATACAGAATGTTAGCTACTCAAGAAGTTGATTTATCAGAAATTAAAAAGCTTGAAAACTTTTTAAAGGAAAGCTTACACTCACTTAAAAGAGAACTTAAAAACGATTCGTCTTTCTTGTTAAATAAGATTAATAATCTAGATTACAAAAAGGTTATTACAGAAGATACAGAAAAAAACAATATTCTTCTTAAAAAAGAAATTGATTATGAGCTCGAATCATTTTATGAGCAAAAAGTTCTAGCCTTATCTCCAAGAATAGAAAATAATAAACAAGTCTTAGAAGAGTATGGAATTAAATTTAATTTACTTAAAGAGCAATTCGCAGAGGAAATAGCTAATTTAGTAAGAGCTGATGAAGCAACTGCTGATAAAGTTAGTGAAGCTTATAATAATTTAAATGTAAATTTACAAGAAAGCTTTTCTACGGCTTCACAAAAGGTAGAAGAAGTAAAGTCTCATTTAAATGAATCATTAAAGATAATTGATGAAGCTCATACTGATATAACATCTAAGGTTGATAATCTAAAAGAAGAGATGAATTCTTCCTCTTCTGTTCTTACAAATAAAATAACATCAATTAAAGATCAATTATCTAATTCAATAAAATTACTTGATGAAAAGTTATTAAAGAGAATAGATGATCAGACTTATAGTAAAGTAAAAGAAGATATATTTTTAAAATCTATTGAAAAAAGTAAAGAGTTAACTGAAAAGGTTGATAAAGATAAAAGTATACTTGAGCAAAAGCTAGAAGAAGCTGAACAATTAATTGAAAATAAGTATCAACAATCTAAGAAAGACTTACAACAATATAAAGATCTTTTAGAGAAAAAAGATTCTATACTTGAAGATAGTATTAGGACATCAACTAAAAAATATAATAGACTTCTTAATAGGAAAACTAAATCTGTTTATTCTTCAATAGAGGTTGTAAAGGAAGAATTAACAGAAAAAGCTGAAAAAGCTAATTTAAAAATAAATGAATATTTTAATTCCAGAATTAATAAAATTCAAACAGAATATGCTACACTAAATGATAATACAAAACAAGGTATTATTAGGCTTATAGAAGATAAAAAGAAGGTATTAAAGGAAGATATACAAAGAGAGATTAGAAGCTTAAAAGATATTATTAACAACGATGTAAAGAATGAAGTAAGGCAATTAAAAGATTTTATAACGGATAATATACCCGAGCAACCTGAAGAAGAGGAAGAAGAGTTTAATCCGGAGAAATTTAAATCTCAGTTTGAAAGTACAATCAATCAACGATTTAGTGATGAGCTAAGAAATTTACGACGTCATATAGAAAATTATGGTGGTGGAGGAGGATCTGTCGGAGTACAAGCCAAAGACAGTAATTTAGATGTAAAGAGCTTAGATGCATCACAGACCCTACTTTCAGGAGGTAGAGATTTAGCTGACATCTTTGCTAAAGCAGCTGATGCAGGAGTTACAAATGTAGTAGCTGGGGATGGTTTAACCGGAGGCGGGACAACGAGCACGGTAACTTTAAATGCCGCAGCCGGTGATGGTATAACTGTTAATGCAGATAGTATTCAGGTTAACAATACAGTAGCTAGAACTAATGCTACTAATACCTTTTCCCAATCTTTAAGCGCTAGTAATAAAGTAGTTTTATCTGATGAATTACAACAAAGAAGCAATACTACTATAACTAAAAGAAATATTTTTAATGGCACCGTAGGGACTAGTGAAGCAACTATTAATACTTTTGATAAAGGAGGATTAAAATCTGCTAAATTAGTAGTAACATTATCAAAGAGTACTAAGCGTACTACATTCGAAATGTTAGTAAGCTATAATGATACATCTGTTTTTTCTACTACATATGCTATTTTAGATTCTCAAGCTGATTCTTTACTAGAATCAGTAGATGCTAGTAGTTCAGGCTCAACAATTGATATAGACATAACAGGGTCAGAAAGTGGTATAGCTTGTATAGTGGAAGGTACATCTTTTTATTAAATTAGACATACATGCGGAATAAATAATAGCGAGGGGAGAGTGAACCTCATGTTATGTCCAATAAAGATTTTAAGGTAAAGAACGGGCTTACTGTCACTGAAAGTTTATCAGTTGGAGCAGGAGCTAATGTAGTAGGCTTAAGTGCATCGTCAACACGTAACGGATTTGTTTCAGCAGGACGAGACTTAGCTGATATTTTTGGAGGAAGCGGATCTGGAACAATAGAAGGAGTAACTGCTGGTTCAGGTTTATCTGGAGGTGGTACATCTGGTACAGTTACTTTAACTGTAGGAAGAGGGGATGGAGTAACTATAACAGATAATACAGTAGCTGTTGATAGTACAGTAGTAAGAACTTCCGGTAATCAAACTATAGCAGGTTGTAAGACATTTTCCGATAACACAACAATAACTGGAAACTTATCTGTTACAGGAGACATAACATGTATAGATACTACCATATCTACTACTTCAGCTCTTTCAGTAGTAAATGCTGGTACAGGACCAGCTTTATTTGTACAACAAGATGGTAGTCAACCTATAGCTCACTTTGTTGACAAGAACGGAGATGATATATTCTTTAATGATAATGGTACTATTCAAACGCCTTACTTAAGCGCCGGTAGAAACACATGCTTTGGTAATTGCGTAGGTATAGGTACTAACTCACCGGACTATACTTTGGATGTAGCCGGTGACATTGGCGTTGACCAATACATCTACCACAACGGAGATCCTAACACTTATCTTAATTTTACAGATGATAGACTTAGATTTAATATTGGTGGTATATCGTACATAGATTTAAACGATGCTGGCGCCCAGCCACATGATATTACATTCAATGATGGTGGTAATAATGTAGATGTTACTATTAAGGGTACCGGTGCTAATGAAGGTAACCCGTTATTGAAGACTGATGCATCTACAAATAGGGTAGGAATCAACGGTATAGGTGCTCCTGAAGCCGAATTGGAGGTTGATGGTACTATTCTAGCCACTGGCTCCGATCCTCATATTGGTATTGGTACAACTTCACCCGGAGAAGCGCTTACTGTATCCGGAAACATAAGTTCTAATGGTAGTCTTAGTGCTTCAGGTTCAGGATTTAATTATTTGGAGGGAAGGCTTGGTATTAATACAAATAGACCAGATTATATGCTTGATGTAGCTGGTAGTGTTGGTATTGGGGCATGTCTTATCCACAACGGAGATGATGATACTTTCATTAGTTTTTCTGATGATGATATTAATATTCAAGCAGGTGGTGTTAATTTTATAGACATTACTCAGGATACTAACAACGAAATCACTTTTAACGAAACAGGCGCAGACATAGACTTTAGAGCTGAAGGAGACTCTGACACGCACTTACTTTTTGTTGATGCTGGTAATGATAAAATAGGTATAGGTACTGCTGCACCTGGAGAAAAACTTACCGTTGGAGGAAGTATAAGCTCTAATGGTCACTTTACAACAGAGTCATTAAGCGTTTCATCAACTAATAACGGTATCTTATCCGCTGGTCGGGATTTAGCTGATATATTCGCTACTAGTGCAGGTAATGTAGATGGCTCTGGAACTGCAGATACTGTAACCCTTTGGGCTGATAGTAATACAATCTGTTCAAGTCCTGTTACAAAAACTGAACTCGGTTGTTTAGACGGCTTAGCAGCTACTACAGCTGAACTAAATTGCTTAGATGGCTTAACAGCTACTACAGCTGAACTTAATTGCTTAGACGGCTTAACTTCGCAGACCTGTGAACTAAACTGCTTAGATGGTCTTAATTCTACAACAGCTGAACTTAATACTTTAGATGGCTTTACTGGCGATAAAGATGATCTTAACTACGCAAAAGACTTAAAAGCAACCGGGGTAACAACTACGGAGTTTAATTGCTTAGACGGCTTAACTTCGCAGACCTGTGAACTAAACTGCTTAGATGGTCTTAATTCTACTACAACTGAACTTAATTGTCTTGATGGTTTAACAGCTACTACAGCTGAACTAAATAGAGTCGATGGGGTAACAGAGAATGTACAACTTCAAACAGCTCAACTTAGCAGTATATCAGTTAAAACTATTGGTGAAAGCTCACAAACTATAGCAGGAGACCTAAGCTCAAATGGTCACTTTACAACAGAGTCATTAAGTGTTTCATCAACAAATAATGGTATTTTATCTGCTGGAAGAGACTTAGCTGATATATTTGCGACAAGCGCAGGAAACATAACAGGTGTTACTGCAGGTACTGGTTTATCTGGTGGAGGAACTAATGGAGATGTTACATTAGATATAGGTAGAGGGGATGGTATAACTTTAACAAACAATGCAGTTGCTGTTGATGGTACAGTCTTAAGAACTACGGGAGCGGAAGCTACAGGCTTAAGCGCTACTTCTACTCTAAACGGTATAGTTTCCGCAGGACGTGATCTTGATACTATATTTCAAACAGTTATAACAGGAGCTGCTTCAACTATTACTGATAGTAATGTTACAGGAGATAGAGCAGTTATATCAAATGGTGATGGTAAGATTGCTGTAAGTAATGTTACAGCAACGGAATTAGGATGCCTTGATGGCTTAACTTCACAGACCTGTGAACTTAACTGCTTAGATGGTCTTAATTCTACTACAGCTGAACTTAATACCTTAGATGGGTTTACCGGGGATAAAGATGATCTCAACTACGCTAAAGATTTAAAAGCTACAGGTGTAACAACTACAGAATTTGATTGCCTTGATGGCTTAACTTCACAGACCTGTGAACTTAACTGCTTAGATGGTCTTAATTCTACTACAGCTGAACTTAACTGTCTTGATGGTTTAACTGCTACTACAGCAGAGCTAAATTACTCTGATGGGGTTACAAGTAATATTCAAACGCAACTTGATAATACAGTTCATTTAACTGGTAAAGCCTCTCAAGCTGTCACAAGCAAGCTTAGCGCTACTGAACTTTATTCCGGGTCTGTATCAGTATCATCAACTAATGGTGGTATTATATCAGCAGGGAGAGATCTAGCAGATATATTTGCTACAACATCTGGTAATGTAGATGGGGAAGGAACTGCAGATACAGTAACTCTCTGGGCTGACAGTAATACAATCTGTTCAAGTCCTGTTACAAAAACTGAACTCGGTTGTTTAGACGGCTTAGCAGCTACTACAGCTGAACTAAATTGCTTAGATGGCTTAACAGCTACTACAGCTGAGCTGAATACTTTAGATGGCTTTAATGGGGATGTTTCTGTTCTTAACTATGCTAAGACATTATGCGATACGGGTGTTACTGGTACGGAGTTTAATTGCTTAGACGGTCTTACTTCACAAACCTGCGAACTTAACTGCTTAGACGGATTAAACTCCACTACTGCTGAACTTAACTGCTTGGATGGTCTTACAGCCACTACTGCTGAACTCAATAGAGTTGACGGGGTAACTGAGAATATACAATTAGCAGTAGCTCAGTTAAGTAGTATAAAGCAAGACTGCATTACTCTTACCGCTAGCAGAGCTTTAGTCTCAAATGGTTCTGGTAAGGTAGGTGTAAGTGGTGTAACTTCAACTGAATTAGGTTGCTTAGATGGATTAACCTCTACTACAGCTGAGCTTAATACTTTAGATGGATTTACAGGAGATAAAGATGATCTTAACTATGCTAAGGATCTTAAAGCAACAGGAGTAACAACTACCGAGTTCGATTGTCTTGATGGATTAGCAGCTACTACAGCAGAGCTTAACTGCCTCGATGGACTAACATCAACTACTGCGGAGCTTAACTGCCTTGATGGATTAACAGCTACTACAGCAGAGCTTAATTTTTCAGATGGGGTTACAAGTAATATTCAAGATCAAATAGATGCTACAGTTAAAACAACCGGTAATCAAACTGTAGCAGGGTGTAAAACATTTACAGGTAATACTACTATAACTGGAAATTTATCAGTAACAGGTGACATAACTTGTATAGATACAGTATTTTCTGTTACATCTGCACTCTCCGTAGTTAATGAAGGTACAGGTCCAGCTCTAGTAGTACAGCAAAATGGTTCAGAGCCTATAGCCCACTTTATAGATAAAAATGGAGATGATATATTCTTTAATGATAATGGTACTATACAGACTCCTTACTTAAGTTCTGGTAGAAACACTTGCTTTACTAATTGCATTTTTGTTTGCGGAGATGTAGATGTGAATGGTAATCTCGAAACAGATGCTATATCTATTAATGGTACAACAGTTTCTTCTACAGCTGCTGAACTTAATTGCTTAGACGGTCTTACTTCGACTACAGCTGAGCTTAATACCTTAGATGGCTTTACAGGAGATAAAGATGATCTTAACTATGCTAAGGATCTTAAAGCAACAGGAGTAACAACAACTGAGTTTAATTGCTTAGATGGTCTTTCTTCTACAACAGCTGAACTTAATACTTTAGATGGCTTTAACGGGGATGTTTCTGTTCTTAACTATGCTAAGACGCTATGTGATACAGGAGTTACAGGTACTGAGTTTAATTGCTTAGACGGTCTTACTTCACAAACCTGCGAACTTAATTGCTTAGACGGATTAAACTCCACTACTGCTGAACTTAACTGCTTAGATGGATTGACATCAACTACTGCTGAACTTAACTGCTTAGATGGTCTTACATCAACTACAGCAGAGCTAAATTACTCTGATGGGGTTACAAGTAATATTCAAACTCAATTAGATAATAAAGTTCAGTTAACTGGTAAAGTGTCGCAAGCTATCACAAGCAAGCTTAGCGCTAATGAACTTTATTCCAGGTCTGTATCAGTTTCTTCAACTAATGGTGGTATTATATCAGCAGGAAGAGACCTGGCAGATATATTTGCTATTAGTGCAGGAAATATAACTGGGGTAACAGCTGGTACTGGTCTTTCCGGAGGAGGTACTGAAGGAGATGTAACAATAGATATTGGTAGAGGTGACGGAATAACTTTAACTAATGACGCTATAGCTGTTAATGATACTGTTTTAAGAACCACGGGCAATCAATCCATTGGAGGAGAGAAGACATTTACAGACGATATATCAATAGCAGGTAAAATTATTCATAATGGAGACACTGATACTTTCATTAATCTTACTGACGATGATATTAATATTCAAGCCGGGGGTGTTAATTTTATAGACATTACTCAGGATACTTCAAACGAAATTACTTTTAATGAAGGAGGAGCAGACATAGACTTTAGAGCTGAGGGATCCTCTAACACACATCTACTTTTTGTTAATGCAGGTAATAATAGGGTTGGTATTGGTACAGATGACCCAGACTATAAACTAGATGTAGCTGGAAGCATGGGTATAAATGAGTACATTTATCATAATGGTGACGGTGACACATATCTTAGATTTGCTCCTAATGAGGTTAACTTAGTTGCTGGTGGAAAGTCTGCGATAAAATATGTAGCAGCTGATGGTAAGATTATTCTGAACAATACAAATGAAAATGTTGATGTTCATATAATGGCAGAAGATAATACTGAACTTCTAGCTACAGATGCAGCAAATAATAAAGTTGGTATTAATACTACTACACCTAATGAAGCGCTTACAGTTATAGGAAACATTAGCTCTAATGGTCATTTTAGTACAGAATCGTTAAATGTGTCATCAACTAACGGTGGTATTTTATCAGCCGGTAGAGACTTAGCTGATATATTTGCACAAGGTGGTACTGCTGTAGATGGTTCTGGGTCAGCTGATACAGTAACTCTCTGGGCCGATAGCAATACACTTTGTAATAGCGTAGTAACAAAAACTGAATTAGGATGCCTCGATGGTCTTACAGCTACTACAGCAGAGTTAAATTGCTTAGACGGATTAACTTCGACTACAGCTGAACTGAATACTTTAGATGGATTTAATGGTGACGTCAATGATCTTAACTACGCTAAGACATTATGCGATACCGGAGTAACTGGTACGGAGTTTAATTGCTTAGACGGTCTCA